AACCCTTCGAATATCAAACAGCATTCGATTTTTACAAAGATCAACACCGTGCCCATTGGCTAGCAGATGAAGTTCCATTATCTTCAGATTTGAATGACTGGAAACTTAAATTAAGTGAATCAGAAAAAAGCCTAATTGGTAATATCTTGAAATCGTTTGCTCAAACTGAGACGTATGTAAACGACTATTGGGCAACAAAGGTAGCGGTATGGTTCCCTAAACATGAAATCAAAGCTATGGCGTGTGCATTCGCTGATTTCGAATCAATACATGCTGAGGCTTATGCTCGTTTAAATGAAGAACTTGGGTTAGATGATTTTCAAGCATTTATGGAAGACGAGGAAGCAAAAGCCAAAATCGATCGTCTAGTTGAATTGCCTGGAGATACATTACGTGAAAAAGCACTTTCATTAGCTATATTCTCTGCATTTACAGAAGGTGTTAATTTATTTTCTTCATTTGCTATTTTGATGTCTTTCCAATTACGTAACTTGATGAAAGGTACTGGACAAATTGTAGAATGGAGCGTACGTGATGAATCATTACATTCAAAGGCAGGTTGCTGGTTATTCAGAACAATGATGGAAGAAATGCCTGAATTGAATGGCGGAATGGAAGCTCAAATTTATGATGCTTGTGATCTATCAGTCAAATTAGAATTTGACTTTATTGACAAAGCATTTGAAATGGGTGAAATTGAAGGTTTGAATAAAGCTCAATTAAAAAACTTTATCAAGGAACGCGCCAACCAAAAATTAATTGAACTAGGTTATAATCCTTTATACAACGATATCGATCCTAATCTTTTGAAACAAATGGAATGGTTCGGACATTTAACAAGTGGTAAAACACATCAAGATTTCTTCGCAGGAAGAGTAACAGATTATTCAAAATCAACCGCTGACTGGAGCGATTTATAAAAACAACAAATGAGCAAATTAAACGTAGACACAAGTAAATGGGTGAAGGGTAAAGATTTCCCTGAATGGATGGATGAAATTGGCACTTCAATCATTTCACAAGGTTACTTATTACCAGAAGAAAATGTATTTAAAGCATTTAACCGAGTAAGTAAAGCAGCCGGGCGTAGACTAAAACGTAAAGATTTAGTACCGTTTTTCTTTGAGGCAATGGAAAAAAATTGGTTGTGTCTTGCATCACCTGTACTTTCAAATTTAGGTACTGAACGTGGTATGCCTATCTCATGTTTTGGGATTGATACAGACGATTCAATTGAAGGAATTGCATTAGCAAATTCTGAGTTAATGCGTTTATCATCTCAAGGTGGAGGTGTAGGTATTGGTTTATCTCGAATTCGAGGTAGAGGTAAAGAAATTGCTGGTAACGGTGTTTCCGAAGGTGTAGTTCCATGGGCTAAGATCTATGACTCAACTATCCTAGCAACTAATCAAGGTTCAGTTAGGCGTGGAGCATCTTCAGTTAACTTACATATCAATCACCCAGACATCGAAGAATTTTTAATGATTCGTCGACCAAAAGGAGATGTTAATCGCCAGTGTCTCAACTTACATCAGTGTGTAGTAATTGATGATGATTTCATGAACAAGTTAGAGGATAAAGAACCACGCGCTTTAAGATTGTGGGGAGAAATCCTTAAAACACGTTTGGAAACAGGTGAACCTTACATCATGTTTGAAGATAATGTAAACAACAACAATCCTCAAGCATACAAAAACAATAACTTGCATGTTTCAATGACAAATATTTGTTCTGAAATTGCACTTTATACAGACCCACTCCACTCATTTATTTGCTGTTTATCGTCTTTGAATTTGGCACGTTGGGACGAATGGAAAGACTATAAGTTTGAAAACGGAATGACTTTACCTGAATTGACATGTTGGTTCTTAGAAGGTGTATTACAAGAATTCATCGACAGATCCAAAAACGTTAAATTCATGGAAAACACTTACCGTTCAGCTATTAAAGGTAGAGCAATTGGTATTGGTGTTTTAGGATGGCATACATTCTTACAAGAAAAAGGTATTCCATTTGCAGGTTTACAAGCAAATTCTTACACTCGAATGATGTCTCAATTTATTGAGGAAGGAGCATTAAAAGCATCTCGTGATCAAGCAATTGAATATGGAGAACCAGAATGGTGTAAAGGTACAGGTTTGAGACACTCACACCACCTAGCAATTGCACCAACAGTATCAAATGCTAATATTTCAGGTGGTGTTTCACCTTCAATTGAACCAATTCCGGCAAATGTATTTAACTTGAAAACAGCTAAAGGTACATTTATCAAGAAAAATCCAACATTGGAGCGTTTACTTGAATCTAAAGGATTTAATATTGATAGTATTTGGGAACAAATTGCTAAAGATAAAGGTTCAGTAGTAGGTTTACCTGATCATATTTTATCTGCTGAAGAAAAAGAAGTATTCTTGACATTCAAAGAAATCAACCCATATGAAATCGTTCGCCAAAATGGCATCCGTCAAAAACACATTGACCAAGCTATTTCACTTAACTTAACATTTGATCCATCTGATTCACCAAAATACATTAGTGAAGTACATAAACTAGCATGGAGAGAAGGCATTAAAACCCTATACTATATGCGCTCAGAAAGTATTTTAAGAGGAGATAATCTTCAACGTACTGCAGATTGTGTTAGTTGCGAGGGGTAAACATTTATTCATAAAATGAAATGGGGGTAAGTTAAATCTTACCCCCTTTTTTTATATGTATAATAAAAAGAAAACTATGTTACCATTAATCGCAGACACAACAGCAACATCCACAGATTTTGGAGTATTTGGTCAACTTGCAGACTACGGTCCATTAGGTCTAGCTGTTTTAGCTTTAGGCTATGTAGCTTGGCTATTCATTAAGCGTCATTTAGCTGAAAAAGATCGTTTACAAGAAGAATTAAAAGAGAAAAAAACACCAATCAAACGTAAACCTAGAAAATAATGTCATTCGGACCATTTGAAGTATTAACACAGTATGGAGTTTTAGGATTTGCAGTCCTTGGCTTGGGTTATCTTTGTTGGATATTTCTAAACAGGTTGATGAAAAGTGAAGAAGATCTACGCTCAAGAGTAGAAGAACTAGAAGGTGAGTATCGTGAAGATCTAGAGAAAAAACTAGAAGAAAGCACTGAAAGCTCTAAAAGCTTAAAAGAGACAGTACTAGCATTGTTTGGTAGTAAGAAAAAATAACTATGAAGAAAAAGTTACTCATAGTAGGAGCCTCGTTTATAGCCTTAGTTCTACTTGATATTTTCTCTAGTGGTCATGGACATGTAGTAGTAGTTGAAGATAATATCCATTTAAATGGAGAAAACAAACAACTAACTCAATCAAACCAAAAGCTAACAAGTAGCGTAAAGCAACTAAAAACAGCAAATAAACAGTTAGTAGAAGAAAAAGCAAACCTGGAAGAAATGGTTTCTGAAGTTATAAGTGATTTAGACAGTACAAAATCTGTAGTAAAAGACATTAAAAAAGAATTAGCCAATGAAAAAGATATTGTTCGTAAGCAGTCTACTGGTAAGCAGTTTGAGTTTCAGCCAATCACGCTACCCACTTCAGACGATAATTAATGATGACTCAGTAGTTATTCTTACCAAAGGTCAAGCAGATACTATCAATGATATTTTTGAATCTCAGAAACAAAAAATTGCAGACACAAAGCAATTGATTCATTTTAAAGATTCATTGCTTAACCATCAGGATTCATTACTAAGAGTAACTAATTTTGCTTTAGTTCAGTATGACTTATTAAATGCTGAATATATCAATACATTAATGTTTCTGGATTATATAGAATCATGGATATATGATAGAGCTAAAGAAGGATCATGGTTATATTATTCATATGATAGCACTTGTATTGAAGCAATAGACCTTTCAGATTATGAAGTAAGAAAAAATGATTATACAGGAGCCATATTTTTTTATAGAATAACTGATACTCCATTTGTACATAAAAAGAAAAATGACTCTTTTAGAAAAGGGTGGGAACAAGAAATAACATTACCAAACAGACCAAAAATACATAGATTATGAGAAATTTCTTTAAACAGTTGTTTGACGACAACAATTCAATCAACGAAAAATCAGTAGTTGGTTTCATCGCATTCTTTATGCTAGTAATAGCTTTAGTAGTAGACTTAGCTACCGGAGCTTATGGTAAACCATTATTAATCAACAAATTTATTTTTGATGGTTTTATGGTAATCGTTTTAGGTTCATTTGGTATCGCATCAGTTGATAAGTGGATTAATAAAAAAGATAAAAAATAATGAGTTTAAAAAGTTTACAAGAAAGAGCAGGAGTAGCCGCAGACGGTGCTTTTGGTCCTGGTACAATGAAAGCAGCAATGACGTTGCTTAAATTAACTCCAATTCGTGCAGCACATTTCTTTGCCCAAACATCACACGAAACAGGTGGTTTTAAAGCATTTAGCGAAAATCTAAACTATTCAGCACAAGGTCTACAAGGTATCTTTGGAAAATATTTCCCGGGTACATTGGAAGAATCTTATGCTCGTCAACCTGAAAAAATTGCTAACCGTGTTTACGCATCTCGTATGGGTAATGGTGATGAGGCTTCAGGCGATGGTTGGAAATTTAGAGGTCGTGGTGCATTGCAATTGACTGGTAAAGCAAATTACGAGGCGTTTGCAAAGTACTTAGGAAACAATGAAGTACTAGAAAATCCTGATCTAGTAGCAACAAAATATTCTTTTGAATCAGCAATGTTCTTCTTTGAAAGAAACAAATTGTGGGCAATCTGTGACAAAGGAATCAATGATGCTGCTATTTTAGAATTAACAAAACGTATCAACGGAGGTACACATGGTTTAGAAGACCGTAAAGCAAAAACATACAAATATCATCAATTCGTTAAATAATAGATTATGCAATTAAGTAAAAACTTATCATTAGCAGAAGTAATTAGATCAGAAACTGCTAAAAGAAAAGGAGTAAGTAATATGCCTACAGAAGCACATATTGCAAACTTTAAATTATTGGCTGAGAAAGTGTTTCAACCAATCCGTGAACACTTTGGTGTTCCAATTCATATTAGTTCAGGATACCGTTCTAAAGCCCTTAATGAATCCATTAAAGGAAGCAGTACATCACAGCATTGTTCTGGTGAAGCAATTGATATTGACATGGATGGTACAGCAATCACTAATGCTGAAATCTTTAACTACATTAAAGATAACTTAGAATTTGACCAACTTATCTGGGAATTTGGTACAGATGCTAATCCTGACTGGGTACATGTATCTTATGAATCTACAGGTAAACAACGTAAGCAGATTTTAAAAGCAGTTAAAAAAGGTGGTGCTACATCTTACGTGCCATACAAATAATTATTTTTCTAGAAATGATTGGAGCCCCATTTAGGGGCTCTTTTTTTCCTTACGTACTTTCAATATTTATAAGCCGATATGGAGAAGCTTTTAAAAAATCAACAGATACCTTTAACACAGGTAATAGATCCAAATACGGGTCAAATATACTATTCCCCACAAAATGTTGTTTATGATGAAAAAAACAACAACGGCCCACAATATTTAAGAAATGTTATAGTAGATCAAGCATTATCTGCATCCTATTTTAGTGGTAGTATTACAAATGCAATAAGTGCTTCATATGCTTTAACCGCATCTTATTTTAGTGGAAGTATTACAAATGCCATCTCCGCTTCATATGCTTTAACATCCTCATTTGCTACTCGAGCGTTAAGTGCTTCATATGCCGCAAATGGTGGAGTAACCCAATTACTAGCAGGTCCTAATATTACTTTATCTCCAATAGATGGTTTAGGTCAAGTAACAGTTAGTGCTACATTAAGTGGGAGTACAATTTTTAACACAGCCACAGGATCATATGGTAGTTTTTATGATACAACAACTCAAACTAATCCTGTAGCTAATGTACCTCGTTCAATGTCTTTCAATTCAACAGACATAACAAACGGAGTATCAATATCTGGATCAACAAATCCTTTTAACACATATATCAAAACAACTAACGCTGGAGTATACAACATACAATTTTCAGCACAAGTAGATAAAACAGATGGTGGTTCCGATGATATTGTTATTTGGTTACGTAAAAACGGAATTGATTTAACAGATACAGCAACTACATTAACTTTACCAACCAATAATTCAAAAGTAGTAGCAGCGTGGAACTGGTTTGTTTCATCAGCCACCGGAGACTACTATCAAATTATATGGAGATCAGCTGATACTGATTTAAGATTACTAGCAGAATCCATATCTGTAGACCACCCAGGAATACCATCTGTAATTGTAACAGCAAACCGAGTAGACCAATTCTTATCTAATACAGGTTCATTTAGTGGTTCGTTTACAGGAGTATTTACAGGTTTATTTAGCGGTTCGGTTACTGCTCCAGGTACAACAACTCAAGTTGTATTTAACAACGGAGGTGTATTAGGAGCAAATAGTGGATTTGTTTATAGTGGAAGCAGAATAGGCATTGGAACAACTACCCCTTCAGCATCTCTCCACATTTCAGGTGCTTCATCTGCTGCTCTATTAGAAATAGATTCACCAGCAGTAAATAATATACTTTATGTATCTGGAAGTGGAAATATAGGTATTGGAACAGGTACACCTACAAACACTTTAGATATCCAAACTACCAGTACTGGTTCCTTAAGAATTTCAGGTTCTGCAGGATCACAAATAACACTTGTTAGACCAACTGCAGGCCTATTCGGGTATGTAAGGTATTTAGGTACTAACATGGACATAGGAACTAATAGTAGTGATCCTCTTAGATTGAATACAACCAATGTCACTAGAATCCAGATTCTAGAAACAGGACTTGTAGGAATAGGAATGGGAACTTTAACTCCATCTTCCCTTCTTCAAGTACGTGGCTCAGGTACAACATCTGCTACAACTGCTCTCCGTGTTGAAAACTCAAGTGCTGTTGCTTCATTAATTGTATTGGATAATAGAAATGTTGGTATTGGAACAACAACCCCTTCAGCATCCCTCCACATTTCAGGTGCTTCATCTGCTGCTCTATTAGAAATAGATTCACCAACAGCAAATAACATATTATTTGTAACCGGTAGTGGTAGAATAGGAGTTGGAACCAACATCCCAATTACAACCCTAGATATTTCAGGCTCAGGTCGTTTTACAAATGATTTAACTGTAACAGGTTCCCTTATAGCTCCAAGTATAACTGGCTCACTTTTAGGAACCTCTTCATTTGCCACTAGTGCATCGATTGCTAGTACTGCTTCATATGTTTTAAATGCTATAAGTGCATCTCGTTCTATAAGTTCATCATATGCACTTACAGCTTCTTTTGTCCCTAACGCAATAACCCCATCAGGTGGAGAAAGTGCTGTTCAATTTCAATTTGGTAGTGGTATTGCTGGAAGTAATAGATTTACATTTGATTATAATAATAATATTGTAAATATAAATAATGGTGCAACACTTAATGCAACTGGGTCTTTACTCGGAACATCTTCATTTGCTACTCAAGCATTAACCTCATCTATTGCAGTAACCGCATTAACAACTCGTACATCTACAAACGCAACCTACTTTCCAATATTTGTAGATTCATCAAATGGTTCCGCTGCTCCAGAAACATTATGGTCTTCAACTGGAAATATAACAATAAACCCAAGTTTAGGTTCAGTATCTGCAACTTCATTTACTGGTTCATTAACAGGTTCTGTAAATGGAGCAGTTATTGATAATACTGCCTGGGTTTCATACACCCCATCATGGACAGCAAATTCATCAAATCCTGTAATTGGAAATGGAACAATTACGGGTCAATATAAAGTAATTGGTAAAACATGTTTTGTAAGAGGTAATATAGTAATGGGGTCAACTACTACATTTGGTTCTGGAGAATGGTATGTTTCAATGCCATTTACAGCATCACATGCCGATGCTATACTAATGACAGCAAATTTACTAGATAACGGTTCAGCTTGGTATAATGCAGTGTTAAATGGAGCACGCGCTGGATTTAATTTTAAAACAGCAATACAATATCAAGCTACTGGTGGAACTGCAAATGATGTAAACTCAACCCAACCATTTACGTGGGCAAATAGTGATAGATTTCTTTGGAACGGTTCTTACGAAATTGCTTAAAAGTACTTGGCTCCCTTAGGGAGTCTTTGTACATTTAGCGAAAATAAAGGTTATGCACGAGTTCATCAAAGAAAGTAGTATTCGCCACAGCAAAGAAATGGTTTTGAGCCATATCAAAAAGCTTCAACCACTCAACTACAACAAATTTATGTGGTGGAGAACCCACACAGACAAAGTTGTTCCACTAGGCAAACGTGCTTTGCTCAAGGACCGTATTCTAAACGGTGATTTCAACCCGTCTTCATATTTTTGGCAAGCACAACTTGCGCTTTACACCGCAAAAGACAAGCTTGACTTATCCAAACACGATACTCGCTATCAACTTGAGTTGATTGCAGTTGACATTCAACGTTACAAAAAGTTGATGGAAGACTTTGAGAAGGAAGAAACAAATCGTATGGTTGCTTTATATGAGGCGTTTACCTCTGAATATAAAATTTCTAGAGAAGAACTAGAGGAACGTTTCCTCAAATTCAACGGTACTATTTTAGATTTTTACTACTATGCAGAAGAGTTTATTTATAAACTTCCTGCAAGTGTTCGAAAAGACAATCGTGGACGCCCTAAAAAAGTACTTAATCAACCTCTTCCAAGAGTTTTACAAGTAAAACGTGGAAGACCTAAAAAGAATAATTAATATGTGGTACAAATTTAACAGATGGTTTGAATTGAACCTAGGTTGGTTCCTTATCAACAGCAGAAAACAAGATGCTTGGGCAAGATACTTAAAGAAAAAATATGGAAACAAAACAAAATAATCAAGGAGACTATCCTAAACCAGGAGAGCGCTGGCAACACTACAAAGGTGGCCTTTACGAAATTGTAGCAATGTGTAATCACACAGACACTAATGAAGTACTTGTAATATATAAATCACTTTCATTTGGAGGATTTCATGCTCGTCCGTATAGTGAATGGCACGATAAACTATGGATGGAAAATTATCAAACAAACCGTTTTAGAAAATTATAGATATGAGAATTAGATTTTATTTACACAACACCCTAGAGGGTGATTTTACTCAAATGGCCATTTTGCCTGCACTGTATGTAACACATAACAAAATAACCCACAATGTTAGATTGCTTTGCTTAAGCGCTAATGTATTGTTTTGGGATTTTGGTTTCACTGTAGAATGGTTAAAATGAACAATATAGAACACGACTATTTAAAACTACTCCATGACATTTTAAACAATGGAGTACAAAAACAAGACCGCACAGGTACTGGTACTATTTCAGTATTTGGAAGACAGATTCGACATGATATGAGTCTAGGTTTTCCTTTATTGACAACCAAGAAAATGCCATTTAAAACAATTGTAACTGAATTGTTATGGTTTTTACGTGGTGATACAAACATCAAGTTCCTTGTTGACAACAATTGCCATATTTGGGATGGAGACGCTTTCAAAAACTTTATGAATATGAGTGAAGGTGATCCTGATTTGATTTGGAACCAGGAACAGTTCATCGAGATGATTAAAACAGATGATGAGTTTGCTAAGAAGTGGGGTGAATTAGGCCCAATTTATGGTAGACAATGGAGGAATTGGAATGCTATATTTGATGGCGGAGTAGACCAAATCGCAAACCTAATCAATGACCTTAAAAACAATCCAGACTCAAGACGATTAATGGTTAATGCTTGGAATGTAGGTGAATTAAACCAAATGTTACTTCCACCTTGCCATTACGGATTTCAATGTTATGTAAGAGAAGGTAAGTATCTTTCATTGATGTGGAATCAACGTTCAGTAGATACTCCACTTGGTTTACCATTTAATATTGCAAGTTATGCTCTGCTATTGATGATGATTGCAGATGAAGTAAATATGGTACCTGATCAATTAATTGGTAATTTAGGTGATTGTCATATCTATTTAGACCAAGTAGATGGGGTCAAAGAGCAATTAACAAGACAACCTATGTCACTGCCAAAAGTTACTATCCAAGATGGAATCTATTG